GAATCGACACGTTATTTTCGTCGGTTTATGATATCGTCGGGTCCGCGTAGCCCCCCCCCGTTATAAAAAAGGGTAAGTCCCTAACCTACAAAAGTATATTCCCGCGAGTGTTTTATATCGAAATAAAAATTCTCCCAGGGTAAAAACTGAAATCTATGCCCGACGTTGATATATAAAAACGACCCCCCAAAAAGGAGTTCATGAAAAATTTTTCCCCAGATAATTATTACCACATATACCTTCGTGATAAGTGTGTGGTATCGTGTATAAGTGAAGAAGGATTCAATGAGACATGGACAACATTAAAGGCCATGGTAGGGTTAATGAAGACCGAGTATGATGAAGATGATCTTTCATATGAAATGGTGAGTAAACCGACCATGGATCTTGAAGAATCATCATATTGACAGACTACATAACACAGACTATAATTGAATTGAGTTACACAGACTTATGGCTAAAGGATTTACAGTAAAGGCATCAAAGCCCAAAGGTGGAGGAAAGAAGACAGATCAACCTGAATGGGACTATGATGCCATTAAGGCTCGTATGCGTGGTAAGACGATTGTATTTTGTCTACCAGGACGTGGATGTTCATATACGTTTATGAAGAACTTCGTTCAGTTGTGCTTTGATATGGTACAGAACGGAATGAGTATTCAGATTAGTCAAGACTACTCATCAATGGTAAACTTTGCACGTTGTAAGTGTTTGGGTGCGAATGTCCTTCGTGGACCTGATCAGATTCCTTGGGATGGTAAGTTGAACTATGACTATCAGTTGTGGATTGATAGTGATATTGTATTTGACACGAATAAGTTTTGGCAATTGTGTGATGTAGCACTTCCTGCTTCTGCGATTGATGAAGATGGTAATGAGATTATTGGAGAAGACCATCCAATCTCTGCTGGTTGGTATTCCACAGAAGATGGAAGAACCACCTCAGTTGCACATTGGTTGGAGGAAGATGACTTCCGTAACAATGGTGGTGTGATGAATCATGAGATGGTTGATGGTATTCAGAAACG